GCACTTTGTATTTATGGTTCATATAAATTGGGCCGTGCTGATGCATTTTTAATAAATAAGAATCATACTGTTGTTTATTCTGATAATTTTGATGAGGTCGGCCTTTATAAAAAGTTGACTCTCAATTATCGAATAAACACAGTACAATTACCTAATAAAATTATTAATAAAAGTATTCAAGCTTTGTCAGGGGTTAGAGATGAAGAATCAGCTACTCGTAAGATTGGTTCCTTTTCATCCCGCTTAGCTTTGGATTATGAGTCGAACGGATGGTTTACCCGTTTTCTCAAACCGATCAATCATGTTGGTCTAAAGGTTTGGAAAGAAGTTACCACAATTACAGGTTTGAGTCAGAATGTTTTTCCTAGTCCCATCTTTGGTAAATGCCAGGGAGTTAGTAAAGGAGTAGAGATTAAACCTGATTCAAAATTATATACCCAATTATATGATGATCAGTGTGATGATGATGAGGTACGAGGCTGGCAATATTTTGCTGCCAATGTGGAGAAAATACATGTACCTAAAAACTGTTCCCATAATGCTCATAAAGCTTTGGTCAACAGAATATTAAGAAAATTTAAATCCGCTGATAAAACTGTTATGGGACAACTCAAAGAGTTTGTCCTTAAAATGTTACCAGTTATGGTACCTGTCAAACAATGTGAAGTTATTGATTACAATTCATGGAAAGATCATTGTAATAGTAATCAAAAAGGCAGGTATGAACATATAATGTATGAACGTAATATGGATTTATGTATTGACTATTTAATGGTTAAAGGGTTTGTCAAACATGAATTCCATTTTAAAGAGGACTTTATAGGTAGAATAATCTCTGGTCGCACAGATGAGTATGCTACCCAATTGGGTCCTTACACCTATTCAGCATCAAAAATATTGCAATCTTGTTGGTCATATAGGGACAAAAATTGTGCCTTTGCTGAGGTTGCTAAAAATAATATATGTGATAAATTATTGTATGCTGCTGGTGAGAACCGCGATAATATGGGCGCTTGGATGAAATTAGTACAGGATACTTTTGATAATCCATTATTCCTAAGCACAGATTATTCTAAATTTGATGCCCATATTAGTACTCATCACTTGTTGATTGAACAATTGTTGTATGAGTATTTGTACCCTAATAATCCTGATCTCCAATCTATGATGAGATCGCAATTGTTTTCCTTTGGTGGTATTCACACCAAAGATGCCACTATAAGATATAGTGTGAGAGGTACTAGAAAATCTGGTGATCCCAACACCAGTGTAGGCAATTCATTCCTTAATGCCATGATGCAATTATTTGTATTAAGTCATTTCATGGATATTGAAAAGATGATGTCTACTAATAAATTAAGACTTGCCGTCATGGGTGATGATACTATCATTGCAATGGATGGTGTTTATGTTGATCAAGTAGAATATGAGTCATTAATGGACAAAATTGGTATGGGTGTTGAAGCATCATATGGTGATGTTACCCAGGTTAAATTTTGTTCATCCATGTTTCTACCTTGCACTAGACATCACGACGGGGAACCTACTTATATCATGTCTCCTTTGCCGGGGCGACAGTTGATTAAGAGTGGTTGTTCCATACATAAATATACAGGCAAAGCAGTTAATGATTGGATCTTGACGAATTCTCTTTCTATGAGAGAGGATTTTTCTGCATTGCCTTGGATATCTTGTTTTTATAACAATGTTTTCCAAGATGTTGGTAAGAACGCTAAGATTAGATCATCCTTTGTTCAAAAACATTGGGCAACCGAATATAAGTATGATTGTAATGATGATACTTATGCTTGGTTTTGTACACG